ATGTGTGAAACTAGAAATAAACTTCATGTTTATTCTCAATTAAGTGTTTCAAGTAATGCCACTAAAACTGGTAGCAATAAAGTATCAGTTACAAACGCAAACATAGGTCTTGGAGCTAACTATTTTGTATCTAAAAACTTTGCCCTTAACACATCATTAGCTGGCTTAGTTGATTATACTGATAATGGCTCTAAATCTACATTTTCAATTGGCTTCACTGGGGTTACTAACCCATTAGGTGCTGCTAAATTCGGAGTTCTATATCGATTCTAAGACATCACGCGAAGGAGTAAAGAATTAGGCCTAAACAAAAGTTTAGGCCTTTTTTTGTATATTTATATATATGAGTGATCAACAACAGAATATTAAAGACATTATTAAACAAGAATATGTTAAATGTGCTACTGATCCTGTTTATTTCATGAAAAAATATTATTGGATTCAACATCCACAACGTGGTAGAATCCAATTTAATTTATATTCATTTCAAGAAGGTGTATTACATCAACTTAAAAAAAATAGATATAGTATTGTAAATAAATCAAGACAATTAGGTATATCTACACTTGTGTCTGCTTATTCATTATGGTTAATGTTATTTCAAAGAGATAAAAATGTTCTTTGTATAGCCACTAAACAAGAAACAGCTAAAAACATGGTCACCAAAGTAAAATTTGCTTATGATAATTTACCTAGCTGGCTTAGAATAGTAGCTGTAGAAAATAATAAATTAAGTTTAAAACTAAGTAATGGATCTCAGATTAAAGCTATTGGTGCTACAGGTGATGCAGGTAGATCTGAGGCTGTATCATTATTATTATTAGATGAAGCTGCTTTTATTGAAGGTATAGATGAGATATTTGCCTCAGCTCAACAAACTCTAGCTACTGGTGGTCAATGTGTAGCCATATCTACACCTTATGGTACAGGTAATTGGTTTCATAAAACATTTATTGGTGGTGAAGAAGGTAGTAATGGATTTGTAGCCTTAAAATTACCTTGGAGTGTTCATCCAGAACGAACTCAAAAATGGAGAGATGAACAAGATGTTATTTTAGGAGTTAGAAATGCAGCTCAAGAATGTGACTGTGATTTTACCACTTCAGGTGACACAGTTATTGAACCTGATATTTTAAATTTTTATATTCAAACATATCAAGTAGATCCTATTTCAAAAGGTGGATTTGATGGTAATTTATGGCGTTGGGAGTTTCCAGATTATACAAAACAATATATTGTTGTAGCTGATGTGGCTAGAGGTGATGGTAAAGACTACTCAGCTTGTCATGTTATTGATATTGAAAGTGCTAAACAAGTAGAAGAATATAAAGGACAAATTGGTACTCGTGATTATGGACACATGCTTGTAGCTATAGCTACTGAATGGAACAACGCTTTATTAGTAATTGAAAATGCTAACATAGGTTGGGACACAATTCAAACTGTTATAGAAAGAGGATATCAAAATTTATACTATTCAGCCAAATCAGATACAGCTAATATAACAATGGATAATTTCTTAAATAGAAATAATAATAATTTAATACCTGGTTTTACCAATTCACTTAAAACTAGACCACTTGTAATAGCTAAATTAGAGGCTTACATGAGAGATAGAGCATGTATTATCCAATCACGCCGAACATTAGAAGAATTAAGAACATTTGTTTGGAAAAATGGTAAAGCACAATCTAATGATGGATATAATGATGATCTTGTGATGGCTTTTGGTATTGGTATGTTTTTACGTGACACAGCTTTAAAATTCTCTCAAACAGGTATAGACTTAACACGTGCTTCACTTGGAGGCATAGGAAAAGTTTCATATACTTCCGGGCCAGGTGGTTTTTATTCACCACATAGTCCAACTACTCAAAATCCATGGCAAATGGATAATGGAAAAGGACAGATGGAAGATATCAGTTGGCTGGTTTAAATAAATATTTATAACATATACTAAGATACTATGGGATTATTTGACAATCTAAAACGATTATTCTCCTCAGATGTTATTATTCGTAATGTAGGTGGTGATGAGTTAAGAGTAATTGATACAGATCGAATACAATCATTAGGTGTTTTACAAACTAATGCACTTGTAGATAGATTCACTAAAATTTACACCACATCTGGTGCGGGTATTTACAATGTAAACAATGTTTACAACTACCAAACACTAAGAGTACAACTTTATACAGACTATGAATCAATGGATACTGATGCTATTGTGGCCTCAGCACTTGATATTATATCAGATGAATGTACTTTAAAAAATGAGCATGGTGAAATGCTTCATATTAAATCTTCTGATGAAAATATTCAAAAAATATTATACAATTTATTTTATGATATATTAAATATTGAATTTAATTTATGGAGTTGGACTCGTAATATGTGTAAGTATGGTGATTTTTATCTTAAATTAGAAATAGCTGAAAAATTTGGTGTATATAATGTAATACCATTCTCAGCTTATTCAATTATAAGAGAAGAAGGTACTAATCCACAAAATCCTACATATGTAAGATTTAAATATGATCCAACATCTGTATCTGGTATCACAGCTCCACAAACACAATATGCTCTAGGTACTTCAGTATCAGATATTCATTTTGAAAATTATGAAATGGCTCACTTTAGATTGATAAGTGATGTTAATTATTTACCTTATGGTAGAAGTTACTTAGAGCCAGGTCGTAAAATTTTTAAACAAATGGTATTAATGGAGGATGCAATGTTGATTCATCGTATTGTACGTGCTCCTGAAAAACGTATTTTTTATATGAATGTTGGTGCTATTCCTCCTAATGAAGTAGAAGGATTTATGCAAAAAACAGTTCAAAAACTTAAGAAAGTACCTTTTGTAGATCCACAAACTGGTCAATATAACTTGAAGTACAATATGATGAATATGATGGAAGACTTCTATATACCAGTTAGAGGTAATGATCAGTCAACTCGTATTGATACAGCAAAAGGTTTAGAATATAATGGTATTGAAGACGTTGCTTACTTAAGAGATAAGTTATTTGCAGCTCTTAAGATACCTAAAGCATTTATGGGTTATGAAAAAGATCTAACAGGTAAAGCAACACTTGCTGCTGAAGATATTAGATTTGCTCGCACAATTGAACGTATTCAACGCATATTATTATCTGAATTAACTAAGATTGCCTTAGTACATTTATATACTCAAGGATATGATGGTGAAACATTAACTAATTTTGAATTATCATTAACCACACCTTCTATCATTTATGATCAAGAACGTGTTAACTTAATGAAAGAAAAAGTTGAATTAGCAGGCAATATTATGGAAGCTAATTTATTACCAACCGAATGGATCTATGATAACTTATTCCATTTTAGTGAAGATCAATATGATGAGTATCGTGATTTAGTTATTGAAGATAAAAAACGTAAGTTTAGACTAACTCAAATTGAAAGTGAAGGTAATGATCCAGATGAATCAGGCCAGGTATATGGTACACCATCTCAATTAGCCACAGCTTATGGTAAAGGTAGAGGTGATGGTGCTGTTCCAACAGGATATAATGAGAAAAATCCAAATGAACCTGTACATTTAGTTGGACGCCCTAAAGCTTCAGTTTCAAATATTAACCGTCAAGATAATCCATTTGGTAAAGATCGTATTGGATCTAAATCATATAGTACAGCTGGTGTTGATCAAGAAGATAGTTTAGCTAAAACTCAATTTAAAGGCGGGTCACCATTAGCTTTAGAAACATATCTTAAAAACAAAGGCATGTTTGATAAAATACCAGTAAACCGCCGCACTAGTTTATTTGAAACTAATTTATTGGATGAAAATAACATCCGTGATGAAATTAAATAATATACATATTTATAGATAGTAGTATTATACTAAAACTATGCATATTAAACATAATAAATTTCGTAATACTGGTGTTTTATTTGAGCTATTAGTGCGTCAAATAGCATCAGACACATTGGCTAATATTGATTCCAAGGCTGTAAGAATTGTAAAAAAATATTTTCATAATAGTGAAATTGCTAAAGAACATAAACTTTATCATACTGTATTAACAGCTCCACGTTTATCTGAAGGTAAAGCTGAAATATTAGTAAATACAACAGTTGATTTAGCTAAAAAATTAAATAAAGAAACATTACTTAAGGAAAAATATAACTTAATTAAAGAAATTAAAAAACATTATAATCTTGAAAGTTTCTTTAAAGCTAAAGTTAATAACTATAAACCATTAGCAGCCGCTTACACATTATTTGAATCAGTTATGGAAAATAAGTTTGTTGAGCCTAAACAAATTGTGCTTAATAAACTTACTTTAATGGAACATATCACTAAGAAACAATTAATTGAAAATAAAGAAAATGAAATTGAGCAAGCTTTAGCTAAGGAAGACAAGAATGTACGTATCTTAGCTTATAGAATGTTAATTGAAAAATTCAATAGTAAATATTCAACATTAAGTGAACGTCAAAAATTAGTGCTTAAAGAATTTATTAATAATATATCCAACCCTGAACATCTTAAAATTTTTATCAACGAGAATCTTAATAAAGTTAAAACTGAATTAATTACTTTAGTTAAACAAGTTGATGATAAAACAACTGAAATTAAGTTAAACGAAGTTATAACATTGATTAAACCGATTTCAGCCAAGTCATCTGTAAAAGATGAACATTTGGTAGCATTACTTCAATATCAGCAATTAGCTGAAGAAATCAAAAGGGTAAATGGATAAGAAACTTAAATTAAAGACAGAATTAGCCAAGAAGCTTAAAAAAGAAACATCAGTAACTGGTACTGGTGCTTTTGTAACTCCAGGTACAGGTGAAGGTGTTGCTACCAAATATGCATTTGGTAAACGTAAAAATACAGGTACTCCAAAAGATTGGAAACCAGCTCCATCTATTCCTAACCGTTCATCTAAAGCAATTGATTATAAAGAATTATATGAAAGTGAATTAAAATTAGGTGTAAAGTATGACTATAAAGGAGAGAGTGGATTTATATCTACAGGAGGATCTAATGATCCTAGAAATTGGAAGTTTTTAAGTGGTAAAAAACCAGATCAATATCCTTATT